AGCAGCGATTACCTCGTCACTCCAGATTTCTGGAATAAATTTAGCAGCAGATGTGTTGTCTACTGCTCCGCCCATTGCTGGATATACTGATGTAGCCATAATACAAGTCCTATAATAAGATAATTAACGGACTCTCCCCTCGTTATATGCCGCAGTGATCTCGTCACTTAAAGACAAATATCGTTCAGGATCGTCCTTCATAAGTTTAATAATGTCTGAACGTCTATAGACTTTACGCGAACTAGCTTCGCCAGAACCCTTTGCGTTGCCAGTTGAAGCCTTCTTAACAGCCTCCTTACGTTGCGTCTTCTCTGCGGCTACTGCTTGACCCATTGCCTGTTGACGCTCTTTCCAAATAGTGAAAAGCTCATCAGCAGCCTCATAGTCATACTGAGTATCTGCCTGTGCAAAGAGCTGAGTGCGAATCTTAGAGCCTTTAATCCACTCTACAAACTTAGAGTCTCCTAGAATATCCTTCATGTCAGGATGCTTCTGGTTGAGTTGTCCCATAGCTGTAGTTTGTTTGTACTGCTGTGTCTGTGCTTCAGCAGCTTTGATTGAAGGATGATTAGCAATTGCTCTCTCGACTGCCTTGTCGGGATCAGAGAAAAAGTCTACTTCTTCTTCAGGTTCTTTCTTTGGTTCTGTGTCGAGTTGTGTCTGTATGTAGTTGTCTACTACTGAACGAAGTTCACCTACCTCACTGCTCTGACGACCCAATAGCTTTTCAGCTTCTTGGTGCATCCGTACAATCTCTGCGGTAGACTTCCCTTGATACTTCTCAGGAATATCGTCTTCTGGTGTTTCTTGAGGAGTTGCCTCTTGAGGTTCCTCAGTAATCTGACTTACTTCTTCTTCAGTTTCAACGTCTTCTGGACGCTCGTCAATTAATGTTGCCATTATAAAACTCCGTGATTTCTCATTATGGAGGTGTATTATGTAAGGATTCGGTTAGGAGTTAGCCTTACGCTCTTGTTGTAACTTTTGCTCACGAGCTTTAAGCCATTTGTTCGTTGCTCCGGGGAAGTCCCCAGAAACAGGATCAAGACTAATTCGTGGCGCAGTTACAAGTTTAGTAGCAAGTTTGCCACAAGTTTTACATACAACTTCTGTGGTCTCGCTAGATACGAAGTGTTCGTTGATATGACCATCTTCGCATTGAAAGTCAAATAGTAGCGCCATTAATGCACTACCTCGTGTTCTTCTTGAGCTGACAGTATAGAGTCTTCTAAGTTAAGGATGTTAGCAATGACAGAAAGCTGTCCTTTGCGGAAGTACAAATCCTTGTCGTCTTTGGTGTACTCTATGGAGTCTACGACCTGAGCATTATCCTTCATATCTTCTATAAAAGACTTCCAACCCTCAGACCTAAACATCTTCTGTAGTTCAAAATAATACTGTTCTAGCTCTTTATCAGTCATCTGTTTCTCCTATAAGGACAGTGTACCTGATTATTATAACATAAAAGCATAAGAAAGTCAAGCTTTATTTGTTTTTCTTTTTAGAACCACAACCACAGCTTTTCTTTTTAGTTGCTGTTTTCTTTTTAGGTGGTCTACCCACTTTACTGCCGTATGTACCTTTACCGTATGGCATATTACTTTCTCCTAGACTTAGCACCGGAACACTTCCAACGCTTTCTTGATAAGTTATTAGGGGTGTTAGGGTCATTCTGCTTTTCTTTAGGCAGTCTCTTCTTAATGCCTAAGCTCCTAGCGCAATAGCTGTCACCCTTAGAAGTTCCTGCTTTTACTCTAGGGCCACCTCCCTTAGCTTTACCTGCCTGTCCATAGCTGACTTTCTTACCGCTAGAGGTTATCTTAACCTTTGCTTTTCCCTTTGCCGGTTTTCTGGTAGCCATCTAACTTCTCCTCTAACTGTGCTATCTTCTTGTGTAGCTCTTCAAACGATGCGTTAATCTGTGCTACTACGTTTTCAAAGTCTCTATTGCTGACCATTAGGTATCATTCCTTGTAGTTGTGGTTGCGGTTGAGGTGCAGGCTGCGGAGCCTCCTGTGGAGCAGCGTTGCCTTCTTTAACAGCTATCTCACGCTCTTTAAGTAACTGTTCTGATATTTTAAGACGTTTCTGGAACTCTTTATCGTCTGCATCACCATCCTTGAGGTTAGTAGTAACAGCTTTGATACGATCAATCTCCAGTTCCTGCGGTAGTATCTGTGCTTCCACTGCAATCTTCTGCGCCCTAGCTTGTGACTCTTGAGCCTGTCCATTGAGTGCAGCAGTCTGTGATGCTTGGAACGCCATCTGTGCTTGCTGTGCTGCCTGTTGAGCCTGTTGTGCTTGTGGATTAGGCTTATTAGCTTGATCTAGTACAGCAATCAACTCTTCACGGTTAGCAAGGTTCATGTTGTCAATGATAGATGTTACCAGCTTAGGATACATTGGCGTGTCTGGTGACATGGTTTGTAGCAACTGAACAAGCTGAGTCACTTCATACTCACGGGCTACAATACCTAGAGAACTAGTAGTGTGGAACTTGTAGTCTGCTGCTGGGTATAGCTCAGGCTCAAACTGCATGTAGCGCCACGCAGCCTTCTGTACGAAAGGAATGATAAAAGACTCTTGGAAGTTAATCAGGGTACGCTTGTGACGCTTGATGATAGCGCCAAGCGACATAGAAACACCAGCAGCAGTAGCGTCTCCGTTGATAGAACCAGCGATACCAGCACTATCAATAGCGCCCGTTGCCGTTTGTACCATAGTCTGTAGAGCTTGTGCTTGAGCAAATGTCACCTGACTTACGTTGCCAAAGTTAAATGGCTGTAGCACCTCAGAAGGCGCACCGTTGGTTAATATAATTTTTCCCGGCCTAATCTCTGGTTTAGCACCTCTAGGCATACGAGTTGCGTCCATAGCCATCATTGGGTGTATAGTCAGAGCCAGAGCGTCGATTCTAGCGCGTAGTTCCGTGTCTAACGCCTTTTGTGAGTTGTAGCCTTTCTCACATACTCCTCGACCCCAGAAGCGGCTAGGAACAACATCCCACGGGAATGCCACGATAGGACGATCCTGCATCATGTAGGGGTTGGCTTCTGCCTTCAGCAATGTACCGCTGTTAGCAATAACAACCATAGCCTCTACGTAGTAGCTATCGTCTTCTGACTCTCCTGACAACTCTACTACTTCTTCCTCGGCATCTGAATCGTTCTGTGCATCTGTTAGTAGGTGTCGTGGAACTAGTCCGTAGTATTTAGTCAGTCTAACCTTGTCCTCTGAAAAGGTAGTTAGGTCTTGGTCAGGCTCAATGTTAAAGTCTGGAGATGCTTCGCTGACTGGCTCATCTCTGTATACACCCTTCTCTTGCAACTGCTCTACCAAGTGGGTAGAAACAAACTCATCTACTGCACAGCCTAGTGCTGAGTCAATGTCTGTAGCTACAGGGTCAATCAGGAAGTTCTGTGGCATGACAGGACGTAGCTTGATGCAGGTACGGTCTTGTATGTTTACGCCTACTGCTGTTAGCTCACCGCCCATAACAGGCTGTGTAGCAGGAGTCATCTCTTTTTCTTCTTCTAGGACTACTTCCGCAATGCCTGTACCAAATACAGCAGCGTTAATCAAACACTCTGCTACTGCTTTCCTAACCTTATTCTTTTTAAAGTCTTCATCAAGAGCAGCTCGTAGCATAGCAATGTCTTGCTTGTCTTGATCTCTGTAATCATCTCTAATGTCAAACCACTTACCACGGCCAAAGGTAGCTTCCTCTAGCTCTGCTACAGAAGACTCAACAGCCTGTTGTAGTGCAGGGGATATAATCTTAGAGCGTTCAGACTGTCGTGTCTGGTCTTCTGCTGCCCACTGACCACGCCATAGACGATAGTATTCGTCAAACTTTTCAGCGTAGTTAGCTTCGTAATGGTCGCGCCAGTTGTCGCACTTGTCCATTACCCAGCCTTCTAGGGTCTGCTCAATTGTAAAGCTATTTTCATTCTCTAACATAGTTAGTACCCTGCGTATTTATCTAAGTATTCGTAGTCTTCTTCTTCATAGTCTATAGCGTAAGCAACCTTAGCTAACTGGTCTACGTATGCCAGAGCATCTATCAAGTCATCGTGGACTAATGGATTTGGGAACTGGAACAACTCATCTAAGAACTGAGCATTCCAATTACCTTTGTTGAGTGATAAGTTGCCGTGTTCTATACGGCCCTGTAACGCCCACACGATCCTGTCTGTCTTCTTCTTATTGCCGTGTGTTAACTCTTCAATTCTAAAGAAGCGTTGGTTCTGCTTCATTATATCGTTTAAGTAAGGATAGACAGCGTTCTTTAACGCTCCCTTCTCAATACCTACTGCGACTGGTTGGTAGTCTCTGACTGCGTCAAAGATTCTTCTGGCAGTCTCTTTGACACCCCAACGGCCATGTATGATATTAGCAACCCACCAGCCGTCCACGCCTGCTTTAACCACCGCAATAGCTGTCTGGTCGAGTCTTTTAGTTTTTGTGGTAACTTTCTGGACATCTGCAAATCCTGCCAAATCGACAGCAATGTAATAAGCACCATCAGCAGGTTCTTCCTCGCTAAACTGTACATCTTCTTCTTTAAAGAGTTCACTGCCATGAGCCTCAAAGGATGCCATAAACTCCTGACGGAAGCTAAAGGCTGACATACTCTTCTCAGCAGCCTTGATCTCTTCAGGGTCTATCAGTGGGTTGTCGTAGCTCGTGTAGTGATAACCTGTCCAGTCATCGTCCTTGCCTACACTAGCGTATGTGTATAAGTCGTAGAAGTGGTTACGGCCCATTGGCGTACCAATAAACAACGCATGACCCTTCTGATCCGCAAGAGCAGGTCTAAGGATTTGCTCCCAGACCTCTGGCTTCATGTCAGCGTACTCATCCATAACCAAGAACTTTAAGCTAACACCACGCATAGTCTCAGGTCTGTCAGCACCCTTCAGGGATATGTTACAGCCATTGATTAACTTTATCTGTAGGTTGTTGACATGTGCTGACGCTATGACCTCATGGCCTAGCTCCAGTAACAACTGCCACATAATGTCCCTAGCCTGACCCTGTGTAGGGGCAACGTAGAACACCTGACCTTTAGTCTCAGATAGGGCGTTGATGATTAAACCCCAAGCAGCGTAACGGGACTTGCCTGTACGTCTGCCAGCAGCTACAACCTTAAAGCGTGTTGGGTCTTCCCATACCTCCTGCTGCCACGGCAACAAGGATACGTTTAAGTCAGCCAATAGTCAGCTCCGCTTCAGTCTTGATAACAACCCTAGCTCCGCAGGACAACACAGGCTTGTCGTTGCCTCCATATATAATTGTACTAGGCCCATGTATCTCTACTGAATAACCATAAGTATTCTTTTTGCCTTCCTTAACAGTCAACACAGGCTCGTTAGCGTTATTCTTCTTGTTAGAGCGTATTATGTGCTGATTGACATGTATGTATTTGACAGTCATCATTACGTCCTATTTAATAAAGTCAGGGTCAAAAACAACTAAATCATCTCCGTCTGCAAAACCTTTGTAACCACCCGCTTCGTAGACTTCTCGTTTTATGTCGCCCCCTAAATCTGCTTTTATTCTTTTTGTTTCTATAAAGTCAGGAATAATAGCCTCATCAATCCAGTCTTCTTTGTAGTTTGTTTTATTTAATAGTTGTTCTTTATATTTTTTTATCATTTTACTACTAGGAACTGTACTAGGAGATGCTATTTTTGATATATCTAAAGTAACTTTATGTGTAGATATTTTATCCCCAAACTGTTCTGCTCTAGTTTTACTTGGTGTTAAATATATCCCTTCTATGTTTGTACCACGGTTTTCTCTAGCCGCTTTTAAATCAAACTTATCAAAGTTTTTAGTAGTGCCGTGATAAAAATTAGTTTTGTTGAGGGTTTCTGTAGCTTTCCTCCCTTGTCTGGCTATATCACCGAAAAACCCTAATACAGGTAATACAGACAAAGCGTTAACACCTGCTGCTCCGTATCTTTCTTGACCTAATAACTCAGGTATCTCTGCTATTGCTCTCGCATCGCCTATAGGTGTAAACTCTGTAAGCATACGTGCTTGTTTTATTCTATCTTCTGTTCTTAGGTTCGGGTTAACAAGATTTTTAAAACTCATATTAGTAGCACCACATTACAGGAGATTCATTACCGTCAAGGTCGCGGATGTCAACATGCACAAACTC